CAATAATAATATTAATAATGCTCTACGAATTTTATTCGTATTTATTGCATAAAAATCGCCAATGTAAACTACTCGTATTTACGAATAAATACTCGATCACTATTTAACAGACAATATAAGAATTATCCATTAAACAAGCTACCTCCTGCTGGCCTTTCAGGCCTAGCATTCCCCCTTGGTCGCAGCGGCTTTTTCGCTTCGCTGCCTGCTGGGCGTTCTACTTCCACGATTCGCTACGCTTATCGTTCCAGCTAAATAGGTCCCTTTCTTATTCCCATTTAAAGGGGCTTTTTGGACGCTCACTACGTTCCCTGTAACACTACCAAAAAGCCTACTTTATTATTCCCATTAAAATAGTCATTTTAAAATATCTAGATTTTCAATCTATATATTTTTAAAATTCCTGGAACTATTGGAACTACTTTTGTCCTTTCCAAGGACTTTTGTCCTTCCCAATAATTCTCTCAATAACATTGATAATATAATTATATATATCAATAATCCTCGATAACATCACTAATTATAATTACTATAATCATTTCTCGGGCTCGCTTTGCTCGCAGTCGCATGGTGCCTGGCCATGCTCCCGTCCTTATAAATCATCGGAAACTCCTTGCTCGCTACCCTTACGGTTAGCGCTCGCTGCGGATCTCCTCCGATTTATTGGACTTTCTCAGGCCGAATGGCCTGTGCTCACTACGTTCGCATTCGCAATGGTGCCTGGCCATTGCTCAGTCTCATAGCCGACGGGCTTAACAGTTTTTCCAATTAGTATTATTCAATTAATAGTACTAATTAATCATACTAATTAATCATGCTAGTTAACAATGATTAATTAATACTATTAATAATTATGCTAGTTACCAATGATTTTAGCATTGATACATTCATATCTACTAATTTCATAGTAGGATCTTGTATGAATGGATAATGATCAATATGCTCAGCTTTCTTATCATTCTCTATATCTTCTAACATCTCAATCTTAATTCGCTGTTGTTCTTCCAAGTATTCAGAATATGTAATTAGTTGATGTTTATTAACCTCACTAAATGCCCAGATTCTCCATTTATCTTCCGATAATATCTTCAGATCTGGCATAGTATTACAAAATACTAATACTCTTGGAGGATCAATAGGTTTATATCCTCCTACATATCTATCATCATAGATATATCCGGTTTTTAATGACTCAATTCCCGTCATTAATTCACTCATTTTATGCATTGCTAAACCTCTAGGAACATCGATACAATAAATGTTGTGCCCTTCCATATTAATCGTACAGCATTTAGCCATTCTCATAAAATCTTTATAATTATTCAACGGAGGTAACATTCTAGCTCCATAATATGCATCTAGCCATCTAGATAATGTTGTTTTTCCTTCTTTTCCATAAGGATCATAAAACAAATCTATCATACGAACAGTATAATCAAATATGGTACTTACAACAAACTGTTGCCATTCATAAAGTGCTATTATTTCACGGACATCACGTGGAATATACTTATAATTTTCACTAGTAAAAGGGCCATCTAAACGTGTCTCTTCCTTCATTACGTAAAAATTATTATCCCTATTAGCTGAAGATGTAATGCTAATATGATACTTATCCCAATATTGTTTCATCATTTCAATTACATCATTTATTCGCTTTTTATGCTTCAATGACATTCGGCCTTGATAATGCTTCGTTCCAGTCTTTTCCCCTTGTTCAAGCTGGAAACAATATTTCTTTGATACCTCAGATAACTGCTTCCTTATCAAATGATGATTTTTATTATCAAATAAAGTAAAATCATATACACAACATGGAGATTGTTGCTTTTTCTTCTTTTTACAAGAAACATCGTCAACATTATCCTTAACATTTTCTTGTGTTTGTTGCTTTTTCTTCTTTTTACAAGAAACATCGTCAACATTATCCTTAACATTTTCTTGTGTTTGTTCGAGATTAATTTGTCGTAATGCATAATTAATCCACTCACGCTTTTCCCTACGTGTCATTTCATCATAATTTGATACATTACCACGCAAATAATCCTCAGCTAATTTCTCTCTTTCGTCAGGAGGCTTCTGAGAATTAACATACCAGACTATCCACTCCTGCTTCTCTTTATTAGACATTTCAGAATAACCTCTAACAGTACTAAGCAAGTTCTCCTCAACCTCTCTCAAAGCAGACATTATACTTATAGATCCGAAATTATTTTTTATATGGAACTAAATAATTATAATTAATTAATTATGATTATTTATCCTTTAACAATAAAGGAGCCACTACTGATGCACCTGCACCAATTAATGGCATTGGATTACCTGTAGCAATCGATGAAATAAGTCCACCTCCTAAGGTAATTAACTTGGGTACTGTTTCTGCCATTTTACTCATAAATGACATAAATCCTTTTTGTCGATTTTCAGGTAAAAACTCGCCAACAGCTGCAGCTTCTTTAGTAGTCTCAATAACTTTACCATAAGAAGAAGAATCAGCATGAGAAACTGTCTTACCAGGAACTTTCTTACCAATATATTCAACATGAATACATGCTTCACAATCAATAATTTGACCAGCCATATCAGTTGTTCCAGAGAAACAAAGAATCATTGGATTTACATCTGTAGATCCTGCTGTCGGTTTAATCGGATAAACATCATTAACAAACTCCATTTCAAATGGATTAATTGGACCAGAATATCCTACAGAAACATCCCATGTACCATCTCCTTTAGGCGATGTCACATAAGCATTAGGAAATGACTTAATCTTATCAATAGTATTGTAAGAGGTATTAGCATATATATCTTGATGATCTTGCTCCTCTAAAGAAATATATGCACCTCCCCTTTTCTCTTCTAAGCCGATATATCTGGCACGAACTCCAAAAGCTACGATACGACCAGAAACTTGTTTATTAGTTTCTATATCAGCATTACTATAAGGAAGATTTGCAAAAAAAATCTCTGCTTGAGTCCATGAAGCACCTGAGGTAAATACTGAAGTAGTATTACCAGCTCCATCAGTCGTATAACTACCTGAAGCAACATCATTAGCAATTGATGGTGCTAAATTGACAAATGCACAACCATTATTTGTCAATTTAACAGTAAATCGTTGTTTAACCATTACTTTTTGAGAAGGTAATGGAAACAAATCACATGGAATACATACACCAGCTGGTACATCATAAGGATTATATAATGCCTTGATGTAATGTTGTGAACAATCAGGTATTTCTATACGAAGGCCCTGACTCTTTCCACGATTTGCTTGAGATTTACGAACATATCTTCTTCTATAAGGCCTCTTATTAGAAGATCTAGCTCCTACAGCCCTTCTCGCAGTTTTGCGAAATTGTTCACGAGAAACATACGGTCTAGTAGCCATTACGTTTCTTGAAGCGTAAGGTTCTGTTTTCAAATCACGAGACATTGATATTATAACTTATAATAATAAATTATTTTTAATAATGAGATCCGAGTTGATGAGATCATCACTCTATATTTTCCGCTCCGACTGGAATTTTTAGAGTGATGAGATCATCACACCAAAATGTCAAGGGATGATATTATTATCACAAAATATTGCAATAATAATATTAATAATGCTCTACGAATTTTATTCGTATTTATTGCATAAAAATCGCCAATGTAAACTACTCGTATTTACGAATAAATACTCGATCACTATTTAACAGACAATATAAGA